TCGCGCACCATCTGCTGCAGCGCCTGCATCTTGGCTGCCGAGGTATCGAAGTCCCCGTGCACCAGACAGTATTTCTTCCCGCGCACATCAAACAGACTCATCGTGTTGTCCAGCCTGTGGCTGTCGTCGATGACGACGTTCTCGTAGTTCTGCAGCCGTGCCGCGAGATACCATTCGATCAGATTGTCAAGCCGCTCACCGGTAATGGCGTTGTCCTTGTTCGGCTCAATCCGGCTGTGGTTCCCGGCGACGCTGACAAAGCGCACCGTCCGGAAATGCCTGCTGAGCTCCGCGATAAACTGGGCGATCAGCTCGCTCACGCCCATGACCTGCTCGATCACGTTTTCTTTGTTGGACACCTGAATGCTGCGGTGGATGGATCCTGATATGCTGTCTCCGGCTGCCCATACCACGCAGTCCTCGCTCATATGGATATTTGCGATATGTATGATCTCATCGAGATAATGCTCCATCATCTCCGCGCAGATCTCTGAATTGTACCTGCACCAGGCGTTGTCGATGTTCGCGCCGTAGTGCAGATCGTTCAGGCTGACCAGCAGTGTGTTGTCGCCGACCGCATGGTGGAACACCGTATCCTCATATTTCAGCTCCGGCAGGTTGCCGGACGCTACGCAGCGCTCGATGATCTCGTTGAGCTCTTCTTCCCGTGCGCGCTCCCGCAGCAGCTTGTTGTAAGCCATCCGCTGGTCGAAGAATTTCTGCCGCTCCTTCTGGAGCTCGATCATCTTCACATCCAGCTCCGACGCCATCTCTGTCCCGGATACCGCCGTGCGGCCTTCTTCCTCCATCAGATCAAGCGTCTTCTTACTGCCGTACATCATCCGTCTCGCAACGTCCGAAGAGTACGGCTGTCCGTATACATACTCCGACAGCTCGGAGTAGTCCACATCCGCAAGAGTCTTGTCGGCGAGCTTCCCGTCGATCAGCCTCTTGTGATGCTGCAGCTTAGACTCGCCGTCCAGACGATCTAACTGCATGCCGGTCTTCCTTTCCGCGAAGCGTGCTGAGATACCGCATGACCTGCGGCGCTTCCTCGCAGTAATAGTGATGGCGCTTCGACCGCTGGCGCATTGTCCTCACAATGTTCGTCTTGGGGAACCGCTCAAGGATTGCAAACTTTTCGTCTTTCGTTACTGGAACCATGTCATCATCCTTTTCTTCAATAATTGTATTTTTTTTGGAAAATGGAATTTGTTATTCCCCTTCCATTAAAGCACCCCATCAAATGCCCCAAAAGCCCAGTATTTACTGGGCTTTTGAAGCCTATTTTTTTTCAAATATTCCAGTCCGTCACGCGCTGTCACGGCTCGCCCAATACCGCCGCATCACAGAATCCACCCTCTGCTGTACTGCAATCTGCGCCGCGCACTCCCTGCAGTACTTCTTAGGACGGCCTCTCTCTGACTTCACCACCTTATCTACAACCCCGCAATTCTCACAGGTGAAGTAATCCCCGCCGTGATACTTCAAGTACTGATACCCGAGATTTCTGAAATCGGAAATATGTAAGACGGTCTCGCCGTCCTCAATAAAGCACACGCGCACATTGGTGTTGTCCACCTTCCTGGAGAACTGGATCATCCCGCACTCGTTCAGGCTGTGGAACATCAGGCTCTGCCGCTTGATCGACGTGTTGATGTTCGCCATGCGCATAATATCGCTGTCCTTGGAGTTCACCCATCCATCCGCCTTCTTCGACACTGCGTTCCAGTATTTCGCAAGGCACAGCAGTGTGAACGCAAGCCTCCTGGTCTGCTTGCCCTGCAGCGCGTCAATCCGCTCCATCTCCGGTTTCGTGATATCCACGCCGTCCATCTCGATCGCCTCATACTTCAGTGCGTGCGCCAGCGCCGCGTCAAGAGAGTTTGCCCAGCGTGGGAGGGAAGCGGTCGGGTCGCACTGGAGCAGGAACGTATCCAGCATCCTCCGCACCTCCTTCTTCGGGATCCCGTTATCAAGATAGTACCGCGCCACCCTGCAGAGCGTCTCATACGGCTTCTTCCCGAGAGACCGCGAGGTGATCATCTCCTCCGCCCATTCGTGCTCGTTTAATACAATTGTCATTCGTCGTCCACCTCAATCTCTTTCGTTTCCACCGTAAACCGTCTCCCGCCGTATTCAATCTCGCCGTTCTCGCACGCGGTCGGGAAGCGAATCATGGCATTGTTCTTCTTCAGAAGGTTCCGGATGATATCCTCCCCGCACATCGTCCAGGCAAACCGCTTGGTTGCGCTCCTGGTATAGCAGAGATCCAGCACGATGTTGCAGAGCGAATCCCGGTTCGGGCAGATCAGGATACACTCCTTCCGAAACTCCCGGTTCATTGCCGACAGCGCAGAGATGGAATCGTACTCGTCCAGCCGCTCGTAATCCGCGTAGACCATATAGCTGGAGATCCGCTGGTTATAATCGTCATACAGCTTCTTGATCGCGTAGTACTGTTTCGGCAGATAGTCCGCGTCGCTCCGCATGATCCGGTAATCAAACTTCACCGCCGCGTTGTGCTTCCCGATATACCCGTCGAACGCGTCCTCAAACCTACGGCAGATCTTATTCATCACGCAGTCTCCCATCCCGACCGGCATCCGGAGATAATAATACTTCAGAAACTCCGCCTGCCGCTCCGTCCGCTTCTCCGGCGGAATCTTCTCCAGATCCTTCACCGTCATCTGGAACTCCCGCATGGCGTTCCGGTCTGTGTTTTTCAGATATGTATTGTACTGTTTCATCAGCGCCGGATAGATGTACCGCATGAAATACGGCTTCTTGTCCGCAACGATCCGGCGGCAGAGATCGCGCTCGGACGGGTCGTCAAGCCTGTTCGCCTCGTGACGGTCATGCCAATATTTCGGCATCGGTTTGGCGATGATCCCCTTCGTCCGGTCGATGACGTTCTGCTGATAGAGCTGCCCGCATCGAATCCTGTAACCGAGAATCCGGTACTCTTCCGAATCCTTCCCGAAATGTGACTGAACCTCGAACATGCTGGTAACCCAGTTGGTTGTCTGACCGATGTCATTCCCGAAGCTCTCCAGATTGGAGCGGATGAAATCTTCTTCGGACGAGACACGCTTCGCCGCCTTCCGCTGTGCGCACATCAGCGCCGGCATCGGCTTCAGCCTGCTCACCAGCACCTTGTTGTCCGTCAGCATTACCATGTCGCCGTCGAAGTCCATCCCGTTGAGCGCCGCCGCCATGGTATCCCAGCCGTTCGTGATGGTCGCTGTATGGATATACCGGTACCAGTACCGCGCCTCTTCGCTTCTCACCGGCGTCACCAGCCGGATGTTATTGTGGCATGTCATCGGCGCGCGGTAGCAGGCGAGCCTCTCCGCTCCGGCGTCCGCCCAGTACTGGTTATAGATTTCTCCGGCCTTCAGAAGCCCCGTCTTCTCCAACCCGAACATGCTCTGACAAAGCAGATAAGGATCGCCGGAAACCATAGAATAGTTGCCATGAACTTTGAGCACACCGACCTTTGCCTCATTGATCCGGTTGCGGATCAGCTGATAGATATTGTTCTGGACATACGGATCGTCAAGAACCCTCTCGTCGATCATGGCTGCCTTGATGTAATCGTTCTGCATGCCGTCCACGTTGTCCGCCCGAAGACCGGAACCCTTCAGGTACAACACCGTCTTCCGCCAGTCCCCACCGAGCGCGTCGCGGATATCCTGCATGGTCGGCGCGATCAGCTCGTCGATGTCCTCATCACTCAGGTCATAGCTCTGGATGAACTGATAGTTCAGCGTCCGCTCGCTCTCCAGCTCACCGGGGCAGGTCTTCGGCACGCCGAAGGTATATCCGTTTTCGGTCGAGATTCTCAGATATTCGGCGCAGCTGTCATAGCTGTCCCACAGCTTGACCATTCCTGTCGTCATAATCAGCTCCACATCCCGGATATCCACCTCGTTCTTCCAGGCGTCTTTCACGATGTAGGTGCCGGCGACCTTCTCCGCGAAGTCCACGAAGTCAAACGTGAACACCATGCCCTTCTCAAAGCTGAACCTCGTGTTGCACCCGCTCATGGTATAGTCCAGCCCGAGCTCCCGGCTCCAGCGTTCAGCCAGAGAGGGGAGCATCATTCCGAACCCGTCCGAGGCGTCCATCTTGATCGCCTCGTTCTTCCTCTCTTCCATCAGCGGCTCGCCGTCGCACTCATCCGTCAGATAGATGATATCGGAGAGATACTCGGTCTCCGCGTCATCCACGATCAGCACGCCGTGCGGCATGGATACCGGCACGGATGCGGAGCAGGTGAGCGCCTTATACGCCTCAAGCTTTGCCGTTACCAGCGGCACCTCCTGGTTGCGTCCGTTCTCCACCCGCCGCCTCAGCTCCGGCGCTAGCCTCTCGCTCACGAAGACGATGGTGGAGTTCTTGATCCCGCCGTTGGTGCCAAGCAGCCTCGCGTACCGCACCCCGTTGATACTGAAACCGCGGCACGCCCTGTAATAGTCCTTCTCCCGGTCAATAATCAGACACATGTAATCCGGCTTGAACTGCAGAGCATCCAGTTCCTTATAGAGCTGCCGGATCGTCTTCCGGTTCTGCGCGCTGTTCTCCGCGTTGCGCACCGCCTTGATCCGCAGCTTGATATCACGCGCCTTCGCGTCCGCGTCCGTGATACCGTTCAGTTCGTCGATCCATCGAAGGATCTGACTGTCTGCCAGTGAGATTACCTCATCGTTCCGCCGCGCCTCATCGATCGGCAGCGTCAGCTTCCAGCGGTTCGCCCTGAGCCTCCCGCTGTGGATCTTATAGATAAACTTCTGGCAGGCCAACTGTTTCCCTATAAAACAACACCTCTCATTTTCCGCGCCAACTCCGTGACACACGCAGGCTTCTCCATCTGGACATACAAGGGTTCCTTCATGGCCGGCAGAATCAACCGACCATAGAAATAAGCCGTGAAAGCTGCCGCAATCCGTCGATCGCAGTCCGCCCATACATCCAACGCCTGCCCGCCTGTATCACACCGCGCGGGTATTCATACGCACTTGCTATCCCAAAATGGGACCGATGCGCTCTATGTAAATATTATTCTTACACCGTTAGCAAAAAGAAAAGTCAATCCTCGTATTCGCTGATATACTCACGCCACGTGCGATGGAACTCTTCGCGCCCGTCTTCGATCATCTTCTCAAGCATCTCCGCGCAGTCTTCCTCTGATCGGTATCCGCCGCACAGTCCGCACATCGGGCAGAAGTCACACTCCTGATACATCCGTCTTCCCTCCTTCGTCAAAAGAATCGATCCAGTTCTCCAGGATCGTCCGCATGCGCTTGCTAGGGATATAGACCTGGACTTCCTTCCCGTCGCGGATCGCCGAGCGCCACAGCCATTGACACATAATTGACAGAGCGTACAGATCCTGGTCAACCTCGATCCCGTGCGACTGATAGAACTGGCGTTCCGTCGCATTCATAAAGATATTGGTGATATAAACCAGCGCGCAGCAGTGCCGGTACTTGTTCGTCGCCTTCGCGTTGAAGGTCAGGAAGTTCTTGGTGTAACCCTTCCCTCGGATCTTCTCAAACGCGCCGTTGTATGTACCCCACAGCCTCTCGTCCGCCGGGATATCGCCCCAGATATTCCGGAAGCAGTTCGAAACGTTATTCTTCAGCTGGTCTACCTCCGCGTCCGACCTCTCGAACCAATTCTTGCTCAGCGCGTAATACTCATCGCCAATCTGGTTCAGCTTCGGATTATCCAGAATATGGATCATATCCTTCAGGTGATGGACATAGTCCGGCGTAAATCCCGGATACTCGCCGAAGCGGTATGTCCCGTCCTCGTCCCGATGGATCCCGATCCTCTCATACGGAATGTCGTAGATCTTCAGCATATGGTGCAGGCTCTGCCCGTCGAACAGGTAGGTGAGGATAAACACATCCTTGAACGCCATGATCAGGTTAGGGGAGAGCGCCCAGTAGAAGAAGGTGTTGTCCTGTTTGTCCCGCACCTGGATCAGCTCTCTGGACTCCAGCGTATAGAACAGCCCGTGGAACAGCGATCCGTGATACTCCTTGTCCGTCATTACATAGCTTCCGTTCTCTTCTCTCAGATATCCGGCGTCCACTGCCATCTGCAGATCGTCCGGGTGGATCTCATACTTTTCCAGAATATCCAGATTCTCATCGACGATAAGCGTATATCCCTTTTCCCTGATCAGCTCCAGCGTCGCCGGTGTGTATCCGCGAAACGCCTGGTGCGTGGTGGTGATGTTCCGCCCCGCCTCAATCAGGGCAACGGTATGTACCGACTTCTTGAACTGATACTCCGACAGCTTGTCGCTCGGCTCGGCGAACCGGAGATCGGGGCAGTTCTCTTTAATCCGTGCCGCTTCATCCAGATACGGCGTGATATAGATGAACTTATCCGTCTGGTGCTCGTTCAGATAGGTAATCGCCGCGCTGGACTTGCCGTTGCCCATGATACAGTCGCAGACTTTAACCATACATCAGAGTACTCCGCATCCTCAGCATGGCAGCTCACACGATGAACACATCATGACGGTTCCAATAATGAACATCGCCATGATGCCAACGATCTTTGCGGCTTCAATCATCACCCTGATCAGAAAGTCCGCAAACCCTCCGTCCATGTCTTTGTCATATACTATCTTGGCATACAACAGACACGCCGCGACATAAACACTGCCAAACCCGATCAGAAATTTAAACCAGTTCACTCCGCTTCGTCATCCTCATCGCTGAACCACTCGTCGATCGGCACATACCGATCTGAACTCAACACGATACAGTCTTCGCACCATGGGCTGATCCATCCGGTCGAAATATAGGCAGCCGGCTTTCCACATCTGATACAGGTGCGCTCACAGAGCCTCTCGTACTTCGGCAGAATCTCTTTGTACCAGCGCTCGGTACAGCCGGAGTCGTACCAACGAAGTCCGCCGTATTTCTCCTTGATCTGTGTAATCCGATATTCGTTCAGTGCTTTCTCGCCGCCGACCTCCAGAAGTTCATTCTTCAACTCCTCGCACATCTGCTCTCCGTAAGCGATCCGCCATCCGTCAGGCATATCGTCCAGCTCCGTAAATTCATAATCATACTCCGGAATCTCTTCCGGATCACCGGGCCAGTAGCCTCCGCCACCGGCTTCCGTAATCCGCATACCGCTCCAGCGGTTGCTCGGAACCAGGAAAGGATACCTCTCGCAGAGCTCGCGGTTCCTCTTCTTAACCTCTTCTTCGCTCATCTTGTCCTGTGCAAACTCTTCGCTCAACCAGAGCACCTCCTTTGGATTCTCATATTCTCTTCAGCCTCCTCACTCGCCGGTATGATGGTTGGAGCGTCACGAAACCAGCTGACAATAGCCCATTCGTTTGGCGTCAGATAGTCAAGACTACATATGCCAATGTTATGTGTGAGTCCGTCTAACACTTTATCCGCATCAATCATCCGCCCATGCGGTGGGAGTTCGTGCGCTTCCGCAACTTGCATCCCCGTCGCCGTGTCTAAAACCGTACCGTTGTACTTGATTGTCAGATTGAAGCTTTCCCGTTCCGTTGGCATCTCCAAACCTGTGATTAAGATGCTCATTTCTTTTTCAACTCCTCCAATATCTTTTCAAGCAAATAGCCGTTTTCCTCCACCTTATTATGTATCACACTATCTCCTTTCCTCATCATCATCGTGTCTGTACCATACGCAGCCTTCGCAGTCGTGATCACAGCATGGCGGCCTGCCATTCTCAACTGGGTAGTTACACATGGAATTCACCTCCTTCAAAATTGTGATATGGGCTTAAGTGGGGTCAAAAAGTTCGGAGTGCAAAATGGCCGTTTAACACTTTTAGCACCACAAAAGTGCTAAAATTTTTTGAGAGCCCAGTAAATACAGGGGTTTTGGGCTCTCTCCTTAAAAGGCTATAAGGAGAACGCAAAAGACCATCTCGAACGTATAACTTTTAACCTATTGTTTGTCATTCGTCTGCGAGTCAAACGAACGCATGTCGCACCGCATACCAACGCACGTGCATTTATCCAGAAGATAACCGCAGTGCCCGTTCCGTTGCATCATCCTCATCTTCGCGCGCCATTCGTATTCCTGATCCGTCATGTGCCGGCAAGCCTGCTGTCATAGCCGGTGCTGCATCCAGTATCATACATATTATAATTCTGGTCACACACTTGGATGATCAGCCATCGGCACGCGCCAATGCGTCTGTTATTCTTACACCGTAAAGGAGAAGAAGCGGTGCACTCAAGTAAATACTTTTCTTACACCATGAGGCATTATAACAAATCTTTTTTCTTTTGTCAACACTTAATTTTCCAGAAAGTTATGAATAAACAATTAAGAATAATATTTACTTTTAATTCCTATTTTTTGGATTTTAAAAGAAATGTCTCGGATCAGGAACTTGAAATTTATCGGATTTGGATGCCGGGCTTGCGGGATTTGAGGTGGAACTTTTTGGATATAAAAAGCAGACAAAAGGAAACAAAAGTGAGGAATGCGGTGATTGAGGAAGTGTGAAAGTTGGGGGTGGGAGATGAAACACCTTACCTGGTCTTGGTGCGGCTCGGCGGTGAAAATACCATAACCACGGCGTGTCAAGTTCCTGTATTGCGAAAAGAAGAAGTAGAGACGGCGTGGGAGACCGAGAGAGAAACGGCGGGCGACGCGACGCGCGACGGCGGCACGGGTACACGCTAAAACCCCTTTGTATTTTCTTATTGACAACGGGAGAAAAAAGTCTATAATAATAAGCACGGGAGCAATCCCGAATACATCACGCCGCACAAGCGGCAGAAGGAGAGAACATCATGAAAACCACAAACAAAAAAGCCGCCGCCGCCCTCGCCGCCCTCACTGAATTGAAGCCCGCCGACGTCGTAAAGAGTGAATACACGACGACAGAACAAGCGTATTATAACGCCGTCGCCGCCGTCGCGAGTTTACCCGCGACAGCAAGCAACGCCGCACGCGCTGAAGCCCTCGCCGCCCTCTTTTCCGCTGAGGATGCCTTTACCGTGAGCATGTACCGCGCCGCCGTCGCTCGCGTATCTTCAGTCACAAAAAGAGCTACAGATCCTTTAGGCGCTCGCGCCGCTGACGACGACGCGACGCCCGCACAAGTTGCCGCCGCCTCTGATGGCGCATGCAATCCGATATTTTTTGACTTACGCGCCGCTCTCACGCCAACTTATCATAAACTTGTAAATCCCCACTTTTCTGAGCGTATCGCCGCGAGCGGCACGGCGTCAGATTTTCACGACGTCGCCGACGCTGTTCAAGAGGCTGTAGCCGCTCTCTTGGATACTCGCGCCCGCCGTGAAGCTGTCGCCGCTGAAGCCGCCGCCGAGGGCGTCGGCGTTATGGACTATAAATATATTGACGCTCTCACCGAGGACGCCGAGGACGCGCGCCGCGCTTGTGCAATTACTCGCGTAAACCGTAAAGTGGAGCGTTACATAAACGGACAGCGAGGCATGAGAGCGAGCGACGCCCGCACGCTTTATATTGAAGATATTCCAGTTATCGGAACAATCGACGGTAAAAACGTATACGGAGCGCCCGTGTACAAAACAGGCGGCAAGTACCGTCCTGTTGCCGACGTCTCTTTCGTCCGCTCAGAGGACGCTGTAAGCATGGATAACTTGTTAGCATGCTTCAATTTAACTGATACTGAATACCGTCGCGCGTTATACGCCGCGCGCGGGCTGTCGTTTCAGCGTATCGCCGATATTGAACACGTCGGCAAACGCGCCGCCGCTAAAAGCGTTTATACAGCTTATGACAAGATTTTAGCATTTTTCCATAGTAACGCC